ATCCCGGTCGACGTCAGCAACGGCATCGGCCAGGACCGGTCGGTCATCGACGTCATCCGTGTCGCCACCATCCGCGAGCCGAACGAGCAGGTGGCGCAGTTCGTCACCGACCAGATCGATCCGTCCGACCTCGCCTTCGTCGTCGACACCGTCGGCCGGCTCTACAAGGGCCGCGACGATATGCCGGCCGAGGTCGCCATCGAGTGCGGCCAGGGACCGGGCATGACGACTCAGGACGTGCTGTTCAAGCAGATCGGCTATCCGAACCTCTACGTCTGGCAGGTGCTCGACAACCGCGCCCTGAGTAAATCCTTCACCACCAAACTCGGCTGGTGGACGACCCGGCAATCCCGCCCGATCATCATCCAGGGGCTGCACCACGCGCTGAAAACGGTCGACCCACATACCGGCGTGCCCGACTTCCGGCTCAACTCCCCGCTCACGATCCGGGAGCTGCGGACCTTCGTCAGCCCTGGTCCGGTGTGGATGGCCGAAGCCGCCGAAGGCGCCTTCGACGACTGCGTCATGTCGGCGGCGATCGGGAATTTCGTCGCCGAGCGCAAGCAGCAGGGCTACCGCGAGACCATCCACGAAACCCGTCGACGCCTCAGCGAAGAGTCGGCCCGGCTGACCGCACGGCGCCAGCAGGATAAGAACCCGGTGACGCCGCAGACGACCGACATCACGGCGGCTGAACTGATGGGACAGCCCGATCCGTACGAGTCGGAGTGGGAGACCAATCCGCACATGCTTTAGAATGCCGGGCGGGTGCGAGCCATCGACTTCACGCTCCCCGTCCGCTTCGCCGCCGACTGCCCGGCGTGCGTCAGCTGTGGCGAACCCTGGTGCCCGGTCCACGACATGCACTACGCCGAGTGTCCGTGTCCGGGACCGATGTCCGACCCCGACGATGATGAAGAAGAAGACAAGGACCGGTAAGAAGAAGAACCCGCAGGACACGACGCTCCGCAACGTGCGCGCGACGAGCAAACGGATTGCTGACCTCGCCCTGCGTCTGAGCCGGGTCGAAACGCGTGTCGCCGATCTCGAAGATGCGGTGAATCCTCCAGAGAAAGACTGAGCGATGAAGATCACCCTCTCGCTCGACGACGATTTCGCAGAGGCGTACACCAAAGAGGCCCAGTCCCGGCGGCTGTCGGTCGCCGCCGTCATCGCGCAACGGCTGCTGACCGCGCTGCCGCTCGACCCACGGAAGCGTGGCATCGTCATCGGTGACGCGCAGATCCTGCAGGAGCTGGAGTCGATTCTCGGTGGCGGCAGTCTGACGTCCGAACGCGACCTCGTTGAGAAGGTCCGCCGCCTCGCCCGGATCAAGTTCGGGGACCACACCTTTTCGATCACGCCAGGGCAGTTCGAGGAGCTCAAGTTCCGCGCGACCAAAACCGGCCGCTCGGTCGAGCAACTGATCGCCGACCTCTACACGCGGATGTCGCAGGATCTGTTCCGCACGGTCGCTTGAACAAGGAGTTGCTGATGATTCGACAGCGACAGAGTGGTCTCTACGTCCTGTTGTTGATGCTGGGGATCTCACTTGGATCGGCCGTCGCGATCTTCGGCCAGCAGGCAACCGTCACCTCGACCTATCCGACCATGCCACAGAACGTCGCCCAGTGGTCGGGCACCTCGGTCACCGCCGCCGCCGCGCTCTCCGATACCTCCGGCAACCCGACCGCGCCGCAGATCGGTGCCGACGGCATGGTCTGGGACACGACGCAGTGGGTCCGGCGCAAGGGCACGGCGCTGGCGACCTTCCCAACGGCCGTCACGCTCACATCGAGGAATGCTGTCGGCGCAGCGGTCATGGAGCACTCGTCGCGCTGGTCGGTCATCCACAACCCGGCGGCCAGCTCGCAGGCGACTGCGTCGATCGCCGCAGAAGGCTCGGTGCGCCACATCGCCGACTGCATCTCGTTCTCGGCGGGTTCGACCACCGCCCCGGCACTGACCGCGCTCACCGTGAACCTGCGCGACGGGGCGACCGGTGCCGGCACGATCATCTGGACACACGAAGTGGTGATCTCGAACGCGACCGGGCAGAACGTGCTGCCCTACAGCCAGTGCGGACTGAACCTGCCCGGTACCACGAATACGGCCCTCACGCTGGAGTTTTCGGCGCTGCTGACGAACCTGATTGAGTCGGTCAGTTTGAGCGGCTTCAACCTGCAGTGAGCTGAGGAGATGCCCCGCCAGCGCTTCCTCTGCCCCCGCTGCGGCTTCATCGGCGAGGTCTGGTATCCGATGCCGGAGTACTCACCGGCGCACCAGCGGCTCACCGCCTATCCGCCCTGCCCGAACTGCGCGATCGAATTCCCGGCGCCGGTCTCCCAGGAGCTGACGCCCTACCCCGAACGCATGACCCACGACCTGCTGACCGGCGGCACCGGGCTCGACGTCCTCAACGCCACCGGCGACGCCGAGGTCCGGATCTCCTCCCTCTCGGAGATCCGGACGATCGAAAACGAATCGCTGCGCCGCGCGCGCAACGGCGACGGCAGCCCGATGGTCTTCAGAGGCTTCAGTCAGAACCGCTCCAACCGCCACGTCAACACCTTCAGCGGCACCCCACTCGAAACGAACAAACCGGAGAAAATCGATCCCCGCGCGATGCGGACGACGCAGGGCCGGCCGATCACCGCGGCTGCCATCCCCGAGTCACAAGCACCGCGTGAGTAACTGATATGCGCTACCGCAAGAAGGCCGTCGAGTGCGACCTCATCCTGTTCGCCGGGTTTGGCGATCCGCTTCCTGCCGGAGTGGAGGTCCGGATCAACCAAGGACGGTCTGAGGTCTGGAACGAGCTGCACCAATCGTGGATCGGCCTCGTCGCTGGTGATTTCATCAACGTCTCCACGCCCGGCGACGTGTACCCGATCAAAGCGGACGTCGTCGCCGCGTCCTATGAACGGATCGCCGAGTAAATGGCACCTGCCGTACTCACGTCACTAAGTGCCAACAGGGAAAACCCGCTCCTGCGCGCCACCGACACCTTCCTCAAGCCCGGCCAGACCACCGGCCCGGTGCACGACTGGATCAAGGAAGCGGTCGCGGAGGGCGAAGCCTTCATGCAGGCTGATCCCTGCTGGGACAATATCGATCGCAACGCCGACTACATCCTCGGCCGGCAACGCGCCCTGCAGATCACCGAGCTCAGGCCGGCCTACGTCAGTCACGCGGTCCTCAACGAAACCAAACGCACACGCAAACGGCACATCTCGGCGCTGACCGACCTCAAGCCGGTCTACGCCTATCGCACGCCGAATCCGAACTTCCAGAAACAATCCCTTCTCCTCAATCAGCTCACCGTCGTCCACTGGATCAACACCTTCGCCGATCTCGCCCTGGCCGACGCCGCCGACTACGCCTTCGTCGCCGGCTCCGGTGACATCGTCTGCGAGTACGACCCCTACTACGGGCCGATGGGCGACATCGTCATGAGCGCGCGCGATCCGCGCGACACGATTCCGATTCGCCCCAGCCGCGACGGCAGCGTTCAAAACTGGTTCGGCATGATCATCCGCGAAGCGCATTCGCTGAACGTGCTGAAGCAGATGTATCCCAACAACCCGGCACTGCTCCGGCAGTCGGCCTCGCCCTGGGGCGGCGGCGTCTTCACCAAGTGGAAGCGTGCGCTCAACCGGATCATGGGCAGCGGCTCAACCTCGACACTCTCGGGACTGACCAAGGTCCACTCCGGCCCATCCACCCTGACCGGCAACGAAGTCATCCTCTACCGCTGCTACATCAACGACGCCTCGATCAACACGACCGCCCACAACGTCCTGATGGGCACGGCCGGCGCGTCGTGGTCCTATCTCGTCCCGCCCGGCGGGCGCCTCTATCCGCGCAAGCGCCTCATCGTCGCCACCGAAGCCGGCATCCTCTGGGACGGGCCGAATACCTACTGGCACGGCATGTTCCCGTGCGCGCGTCTGCAGCTCGATCACGTCCCGTGGAGTTTCTTCGGCGTGCCGATCGTCGACAGCAACCTGCCGATCCAGGACGCGATCAACGACCTGCTGAACGCGATGCTCGACGACATCCGGCAGAAGAAGCGCCCGCCGCTGGCCGGCAACGCGCGGGTCAGCGAGCCGAAGCTCAAACAGTTCGATCCGCTCAAGCCGAACGCCCGCATCCGCACCGAGGAGCAGGTCGGCACCGGCCTCCAGGTGGTCGAGATCCCGGATCTCCCGCCCTACACCCTCGAACTGTGGCAGGCGCTCCGGACGGCGTTCCACGAAGCGACCGGCGACTCGACGCTCGATGCGCTGCAGGCCGCCGCGGCCAACCAGTCGTTCGACCCCGAGCAGATCGAAGCCTTCATGAACGCGCTCAGCCCGGAGATGAAGCTCGAAGGCCGCCGGGTCGAGGTCGGGCTGCGTGAGCTGGCCGACCAGATGAAGGCAAATATTT